TAACCCTCTCTTGAATAGAACTCGTCTTTCCATCCTTCTAAAGTGTCACCATCGTGACCTTCAGCGTATGCTGAACCTACTACTTGACCTTGTACATTGTCGTCAATGTTAAGGTGATCGTCTCCACTAGGAGCTGCTAAGCCCTTAGTTGCAGCCGCTGCTCCATTAGCAGTATGAGTTGGAACTAGAATCGCTTTCACAAAATCTCCAGATATTACAGCGTATGCTGCATTCGCATTATCTACAGCTGTCACCCTGTAATATGCTATAACTGGTTTATCACCACCATCAGATCCATCTTCATCCCACTCTGCTTTCAGAGCTATAATTTGACCTACAATTAAAAATTCAGGTCGTACACTTGTATCAACTTCTCTACCAAACTGGTCATATGGTGCATCCAGTCTTAACCCAGTTATAGCCCAATTACTAGTGGTACTATAATTGAGTACAGCCATAGCTTGAGCAACTTGAAAATTACGTCTTTGATACTGATGTCTTTGTTCTAAGAACTTGAACACAGGATCGTCTGTAGCTTTCTTACCGACTCTAGCCAGATATGTTAGAAAAGGTGATGTTTGTGGTGCTAATTCAGCTACTCTTTCTCCGAAGTTAAAGATTCTTCTTGAATCATTAATCGAAGAAGCGCTTCCATTAGAACCATCTAAAGTCACACCAGGTGTGATACTATATTGATTAGCCATCTTGCCTCTCTCCTTTTGAACTACTCATGTAGTTCGTTAAAATGGATTCTTTTTCTTGAAACTTCCAATCATGGAATCCATCATTTTATCTTCTATTTTTTTAGATGACTGCACGTTAGCACTAGGTTGTGTCGTAATAGGCTTAGGAATAGATAACTTTTCTTTGCGTTGTCTCATCACTTCTAGTTGTAAATCTGCAGTAGATTGATTCATAACAGGCTGTTGTGCCTGTGCTTGATCTCCTTGGTGCAGTTTTACCAAGTTCTCCAAAGACAATGACTTTGGATCGGACATTTTGCGAATAAAATCATCAGCTTCTTCAGGTGTATAATTGTATTTATATTGCAAATCATTTATAAGTTTAGCCTTATTCGCTACTTGCGCAGCTTCTTGACTATTTTGTTTTGCAATTTTTTGTTGGTTATCCACTTGAAGTTCGTTGTATCCAGTAATTTCTTCTAGATACATATCCCTCTCTGCTACATACTTTGCAGATTTGCTATTAGGATCAGTTAGTGCCTCAGAAGAATCGAAATCGGTGGGCCTTACAGGTCTAACAGGTCTAGCTGTTTCTTGTTTTGGCTCAGGTTGCTGTTGCATAGGTTGTTCAACGGGTGTTCCTTGTTGTTCAACTTTATCCATTCTGCTTTTTAAATCTAACAGTTCAGCATCCTTTTTGTCAGCTTGGCTTTGCCAATACTGATATTGATTTGGATCTTCTTTAGGATTCACATTGGTAGCTCCTTCGGTTGGATTACCTTCATTTGACATTGGCTCAATAGGTGCAACAAATTTGCTTATCTCTTGGTCACCAAATATCTCATTAAAGATATCATCCTCTTTAGCAGAATCAGGGGCAGTTCCTTGATTCGCCAGTAATGGATCTACATTTGTTATCTCTTTATTATTCATAGTATGTTTTACCTTTCTCTAACTCTCAAGTTCGTCCATAGCTTCTAATGCAGCAGACGGTCGATCTTCATCGTCTTCCATTTGCTCCTTACCTACTTGTTTAACTGAGTTCATTAGATTTTTTTCACTATCCGCTATCCTTGATTTATACATCTCGGTAGCAGCTTCAGCTCGATTAGATATTTTATCTAAATCGCCACTAAATTTTTCTACTTCTAAACGTTTCTTAGCATGAAGCTCTTCACGCATAGCAGTTTGAAGGTCTCCCTTGACCTTCTTTAATTCTTCTTGTGTCATCTGTAATTGTTGTGCCATTTGTTTCATTTGACCTGAACGTTCTAGTACTCCATCTATATCTATAATTTCTGATTTCTTTAGTACTTCTATTTGGTCTATTAATCCCATTTTGAACATTTCCATATAATTCTGCATTAACGCCATTCTATTTGTTGGTAATGTAGAACCAGCTACAACCTTAACATCATATCTACCTATTGCTACATCGTGAAACATCTTAACATCACCAGTTTCAGTTTCTTTAAAGAAATTAAATCTTTCTTCTTTCTCTGTTCCATTAGGTTGCACAAGTCTTACAACTTTTTCTTCTGTATACATTTGTTGCATCAAGGGAACTGCAATCCTTCCTACTTGATTTAAAAAGTTTTCAACATCATCTCTTCTTGACTTAATACGTCTTTGTCCAAATTCATCTACAACTAATGTTCCTCTATAGGTAGAAGGTGCATTCTTACCACCTCCTTGCATAAGTTCAAAAATACCAAAGCCATATTCTAAGTCATACTTAGCATCAGCTTCATTTTTATATAACTCATTTGGTAGTGGCACGGGACCAGCTACGATTGGTGCACCAAGTTCAGCATCAAACTCAATAACGCTAGTCCCAGCTTTACTCCACTCCTCCTCAATTTGACGGAGGTCTGCTGAACCACGAGGAATCAATAATTTAACATTTGTACTTGTACTTGCGTGAGCTATAATTAAAGAACGAATTTTATTTATATACTCTTGCAGAGGTCTATATAATCTTACATCAGAATCTGGATAAGGATTTCTATGGTGTATATTCATTAAAGGTACAATAGGATAATCTTCAACTGGTAATATTCTAGTATACATTAAATTATTTCCCACTGTTACACATTGTTTAATACAACCCTTATCTATAATAGCTGATTCAATTTTTTCTAAACCAATTAATTCTTCTGCTGTAATAGGAATAATAGATGTTGTACTTCCTGGTATACCATCTTTGTCTTCTGGTCCAGCAACTTTTTTAGGTTCTTGAGGAATAATATTTCCTTGATCATCAAACTCTGGTTCAGGTAATGTAAAGTGAAATACCTGTCCTACTGACTCTAAGACGTTATATAATTCGTCCATAGCAATTTCATCAAATATAATTATTTCTTCGCCTGTAATTTTTGCTAGTTTTATATATTTTCTAGTTAAGTACTCTGTATACTCCTGTGAATTAAATAGTAATTCTTTTCTAGAGAAAGATTCATAAACATTATAATATTGATGCATTTCTCTTGTGTACTTTTCAATATACTTTCTTTTATTGTGATATGTAGTTGCTGAGTCTGCATTAAATATTTGACCTTCAGCTGCAGATAAGTTTGTTTCAGGATAATCTTCAGCTCCATCTGTAGAAGATTCTGAATCCATTATAATATCTATAAACTCAGGATATATTTGTTGTGCCAGTTCATCTGTAATATACTTAACAACTAAAATATGGGCTGCATCTCTCGCATAAACATCTTTAGCATTAGGATCAATGTATACATCTAAAGGATTTACGCCTTTTATAAAAACTTCTCCTTTACCCATATCAGCATCTGGATCTTGATATACGTGCATAACACCCATACCGCCAACATAATAATCATCAATAACTTTTTTTAATTCTTCATCTCCAGATGATTGGTCCCATACCCAAGAAAATAAATCTGAAAAAACTTTTGCTGTGTCTCTATCGGAATCTTCCCTAGCTGTTGATCTAAACTGAGGAGAGTTGTATGTAAGTAAAGATTTTGCTGTTTCAACAATAGGATGTATTCTATTTACAACAATAGGAGCTTGACCACGAGATTCTAATACTTCACGTTCTTCATTAGTCCATTGTGCACCTGCTCTAAACTCTAGAGACTCTTGAAATTTTACAGCCCAAGCTTCACGAGTGTTATCATATTCATTTAAAAGTTCTAATGATTCTTGTACTTCTTCAGGAATTTCTCCTTGATCTTCAACTACTTTACCCTTTTTAAATCCAAAGACATCGGATAACTTGTCATTGAACTCACTTCTTGAGGCCGTCGTTCTTTTTTTTATTTCTTCTGGCATCTATAACCTTGTATCCCTTTGGTACTTTAATGTCTGTAGTTTTATGTAAGATCTTATCAGTCTGAGCTAAAGTCAGTCGATATTTATTTATATCAATACTCATGTCCTCTATATTAATCTATAAGAATAATTATATAATAGTCAAGACAATTATAGAGTTTTCCAATTTTTTATAGAAGAAACACCATGTATAGTATCTTTTTTCTTAGAATAAGACGTTTCATGTAATGGTTTGTAACAATTCTTATTAGCATAAAAGAATCCATCTAACAAGTCATCATGCTTACCTCTTGGATACAATAATAGCTCATCTACAAAATGTTGCATAGTTGGCTGTATGAATACTTTACCATTTGCAAAGATAGGCTGCAAACTTTCTAATCTATAAGATTTAGATGTTCTAGGATTTTCTTTTATCTCAAGACCAGGTATAAACATTCCCATCTCTTCTGCCTTTTCTTTAATATATTGACGTAACATTTCTTGATAGCCAACAGATTCAATTCTAGTCTTAGTACTTCTATACGTTTTAAAATTACTTATAATAGCATCTGCTAAATCTAGAGGTGTTGCTCTCTTTCTATAATAAGGCAAACAAAATCTATTACCGTCAGGGTCTATGGCTATATTAAATATCACAGAGAAGTCAGCAGTTCTTTTCGTACTGGATGCAGGATCGACTCCTGTAAAGATGTTTACAGGTCTACTCTCTTCTACTTCCTCGCCATTTAGGCTCGTCAGGATGAGAGTCGACAATCCTTGGTCATCTTTTTCGATATACCCTTCATAATTATTAATGTAGTCTTGTCTAAATAAAGCATCTTCATCCCCTACAATCTGACATAGGTACTCTCTATAAAATACCGAAAGTCTATTAATACTTTCCAATTCTTCTTTCTTTTGTTTTAATTTATCTATTGGCCATACCTCGTCCCACAAAGCTATGTTCTTTTCTAGGTCAGGTCTAAACTCAAGTGTGCTCCAACCTTTCATTTCTTTTAACGTCTCTACCATACATCTCTCATGTTGAGGAGTACCAATAACACATATCCTACCAGTCAAAGGATCTAAGGATGGAACACCAGACTGTAACAACCAGCGTAAGTTATACTCCATCGCTTCGGCTGTTTTCGTGTTGTTCTCATCTTCTGGATCGTCTAGTATTAATAACGTTGGTCTTTGGTTACCATGCTTAATACCACGGATTTGTTGTCCAGTACCTTTACAAATAATTAAGCTACCATCTTTTAATTCTACTTCTGTATTTGTCCACTTCTTTGCAGACTGCATTCCCCAATATCCAAAGAAATGTCGAAATTCCTGGGAATAGTCAAGAACATCTTTTAGAGTCCCCAGTAGTTTAGTAGCGTGTGCCTGTGTACGTGATACCAATACAACCACCTTTACACCTTTAGTAAACATTAAATGAAACAATGGAAAAATACCAGCAGCAACAGAACTCTTAGCGTGTCCACGTGGTGCTATAATATTAATTTGTTTTTTTTCGGTATCTAATAAGTCTTTTGTTACCTCATAATGAAACGGTGGAGATTCACTGCTAAACATATTTGGCATAACCATGCGGCCAAATAACAGCATATCTTGTTGCATCTCTAATAATATTTTACTTTTGTCCATCAATAATTATGTGTACATCTAAATGCATATCCTCAGCTACTTGTATTAAAGTAGCTAAAAATATCAATAGATTCTTTTCTTTACCCTGTAATACTATCCGTTTCTCCACTAGGAAGCTCTTTCTTTTGGGTTGCTTTTAATTTTTTCTTCTGTGTTTGAAACTGATTACCTATCTGGTGAGATATATCCATCTCTAATGTTTCAGTAATTTGTTTATTCTTAGGTTGCATATCTACAAAAACAGATAACTCTTTAGCAGCTCTAATCATATCACCACTATTTTCTTTCATCTTTGCTACTACAATAGCATCCTTCATTACATCTAATACAAAACCTTCGTCGATACCTTTTTCTATCAGTATATCTTTTAACTTATCTTTTATCATCTTTTTTATCTCCTTAGACTTCAATAATTTTTTTGCAGCTATTTCAGGTTGCACCTGGTCTGGTCTATATAACGTACCGATTACAGATAGATCGGGCTTTTCTCCTGCCATCTTGTAGCTTAGAAAGGCATCTACAGCTAACTCAGCACGTTTACTCTTAGATTCTATCTCAGTGTAAGACTTAGTAGATACCGTATTAAAGTTCTTTGTATTCCAATGTGGTTCAAACTCTAATCTTCTATTATCCCCCAACCATTGTCTACCATAAGGGAATGTCATCTCTACCCCATTCTTATATTCTTTTCTGTATATACATTCACTTACATAGCCATCATCGCTTTGTCCCAGTTCTCCAGGATAACACTTCTGCCAATGTTTATATGGTTTCCCCTTAGCTTCTTCAGCAGTAAAAACCTTGTACTCTTGAGACTTATAGTTATTTTTCTTCAGTTTCTTCTTTATCTTTATCATCTATTCCTAGTTTATCTTTTAAATACTCCATGAATCCATCCTTGTCCCCATGGAACTGTATATACTCATCTACGACTCTAGCATTAGCAACAATGTCTGCCTTTAAGCTCTCTAGGTGCATCATCATCTTTCCCATGATCGCCATCATTTCTTTTAACGTAGGTTTACTTTTTTTAGGCATTGCCATTAACGATTCTCCTTTTCGTAATTAATTATCTTATAATTAATGAATCTCTTAACGTTACTATTAACGTTAATACCTTACACTCAATTCTTCTCTTCATCTTTAATTGTTTCTACTCCAGCTTTCATTTTTTCTTTTTTTATCGTTAACACCATCTCAGATGACATAATTTCTAACGTTTCTAAAATATCTGGATCGGATAAATCTATTTCAACGGATTCCCAAGTTCCTGAATCCATATCATATTTCTCTAAAAATTTATTATGTTTTAAAAAACTTAAAATTTTATCCAGATGTTTCATTATATAACTTATGCATTTTTATTCATTACTTACAATAGTTTAAAAAATTACTGTAGAATGCGTGTACGTGGTATATATACCACCTACCTCCCTTCTTAATTGATATTAATTCTGCGATTACGTTGAGATTCACCTGATGAATTAATATCAATTAAGAATCGAGGTAGCTGCACTCTTTTTGGCTACATAAAGATTGTGTGGTCGTACGTTAACAATATCCGAAGGAGGGTACAATCTATGAGTACGAATAAAGTGAGTAAAATACAAATGTCAGACATCATTGGAGTCAATTACTGGTATAAAGGGGCAACCTTAACTGAGGCACAGCGTGTCGCAGATGGGGCGCTTACTTTGCTAAAGGACTCCAACGATCTGTCTGAGCATTTGTTAGCGTTCAACAAAGAACATCAGTCTAAGTTCACATCTATCCGCATTGCATTTGTCGCAGATAGTACACTATTGAAAGATAGTGAGAACTATGAAGGACTGATAGCCTTTGTTGACGCACGTGAACTGAACATAACTGGCACAACCAACGCTAAGGGTGAGCAATCCAAGTGTTACGTTAACCCAGATACTGATGTTCGTTCACATAG